CGCTCCCTGATCGTCGATCAACAGAGCATCGGATTCCGTCGATCCACCATGAACATCCCCGATCTGGATTCCTTTTAAGGTCTGCCCATGAATCGCCCCTCCCATCTCATTTCGAATATCAATCCCTCTTACATCGCCACTCCCGAAGCCAGTGTTCAAGCCCATTTTTAGGCCAATGGTGTCAATGCCTGCGCCGGTTGCGGGATTATAGGCGTCGATAGCGACTGGGTTTACATCCAAACTTAGGGCCGTTGTATTGTCGCTACGGAAGCCAGTCACCCCTCCATTAGAAAAGTTGTTACTCTGGTAATCCCCGCCCAAACTTATGATCCCGTCATTGTTGTGAACAATAAAAGGAATCGCCGCCCAAGTAGAGAAGATGTTCACCTGCGTCTCATGATGAGTTGGGAGAGGGCAAGACGCGCCGCACTTGAATACAGTTTGCCCACCTTCCACCTTGAGCGCGAAGTCGGTCGAGCCTGCTCCCTGATCGAGAATATGCAATGCATCCGATTCCGTCGAAGCTCCGCTAACATCTCCAATCTCAGCCCCCACCTTATTGACCGCAAGATCAGGCATACTCTCCACAAGGACGCCATACAAGTCTTGCGGAGTTCCCGAATACTTCTTCGCCTGAACATCAACTCCGATAGCGGATTTCCCATCCACCGCCTCTGCCTCGACGATTAAAGGAGTCGAGTCTGATGTGGGATTGTCCGTGTCCCGCGTAAGGATTGATAAGCCATCTCCCGAGGTAGATGTAAGGTTCGCGCTCGATCCATCCGTTATGAACAAATCTCCATTGACGTTATCCACCACGAGGGAGCCGCCACTATCGGCTCCAACCTCTAACCTTCCGCTTACGCGACCGAAAATAGCATCCCCACTCCCCCCAAATGTCCCAAGGGGATCGTTGAATTGGAGAGAGAATTGAGGGACTCCGGGTGTCGCTCCCCCACCTCCACCCCCGCTGCTCAAGGCTACTTTGATCGTCACCGGATTTAGGTATACATTAGGAGCAATCCCCCCACTCAGCACGACATCATAAGTTTGCCCGATGGCTGCATAAGCGAGCCAATATCCAGGTTGAGTCGATGAAGAGTTGTTAGCTGTGAATGGATTCCCGAGATGAGTGCCAATTGCGTCAGAATAGAGAGTAGCCTTAGTCAGAGTGCCCGTTAGGTAGATTGTCACTGAGCAGGAAGGGATGACTCCATCCAGATAGTTCGAGCTACTCAATCCCGACACTACAGCCTTAGTAGCTCCCTTTTGGCACCACCCATTAAGGGGCGCTACTTGGGCCATTCCCATAAGAGAAAAAGTCATTATGCCTAACAGGACTAATATCGCCTTCTTCATCAAAACTCCCTCACCATAAAAAATGGCCTTTAGAGACTTAAATCTCTAAGGCCATGCGCTTTAGCCCTCGAAAGGGAAGCGTCAGAATCCATCCGCAATGTGCGCTTATTCTACTCCACTTTAAGGAGAAATAGTCGAGCTAAGGGGCCCTCCCACCATAGAGGATGCAACACTTTTCCCTTTCCTCCTCTCCCATCCCACTTCAGAAGGAGTTATCGAGGTTGGGTGATGGCATATTTTGGCAAAGGGACAGGGGGAGTAATGGAAGCAGGCTGACCTTCTCATTGAGAGCGATTTCTTCTCAATCTCATCCGCAATCTGAGTCATTTCGGCTAATATCTCCCCCCTCTTAGGCGGAGAGTAGTCCACATTGATCGTATGCACTATCCCCTCGAATGCGTTATCGGACTGCATCAGTTTGAGCCATTCCAAGGCGCTCAGATCAGTCTGCTCCCTATATCGTCGCTGCCACCTCGGGCCGAATTTCTTTACATGAATCGGCTGGATTCTCATCCCTCCAGTCTCAGGATGAGTGAAGGAGGTTGTCCACGGGGATGGACGATAACCCTTCCTAAGCTGCCCAATTTCGATAATGTTGATAAACATAGGAAGTTTCATCGAGTAAATATCGCCTATAGTGCGCCATGACGATAATTCCTCCTGCTCCCTCAAGGGAGTCCAATTCGCCGTCAATACCACTCTTCGAAGGCGATTATCAGGCAGAATGAATGACAATGGCTGGTAGCTGAATCCACTAACCTTCGTCCACGGACATAGCTTCCACGCTCCCGTCGCGCCCACCAAATAAGCACAAATAGTCTCGATTAAGTTGGCGTGATGAGTCGCTTGGGCATAGATGTCCCATCCATTGATATCGAGCCCCGGATTGGCTGCGAGAGAGATGAAGTGTTCTCTCGCTCCAGTAGGGGAGTTGGTTAGCAATCCCACCCTAAGGGACTCATTGAGCGCGGAATGGAGGGGGATGCGAGGAAGCTCGAATTTAGATGACCAAGTTTGCTTCCTTGGGCATTGATCGAACCTCATCAGATCGTCTGAATCGAGCATCATTGCAATAATGACTGAATCGCATGACCCGTAGGGAGCGAAGGAGTGTGGCTCGCTTCAGGTTCCATGTCAGGCATGAAGAGATATCGAATAGGGAGTGAATTGATAGTCTGACTTCCTAATGCGCCCGAGATAGCCTCTCTCGCCGTCCGTTCTCCCTGAGTAAGTTGGGAAGGAAATCCCATTCCAATCTTCTGATTAGCGGTCGCAAGGGGGTCGATAAATTTAGTCGGGCTCGCCCCGAGAGTAGCTCCTGCGCTTGCCCTCATTGGATGCAGATATTCTCCAATATGGAGCTTTTCTCTCAACAGCGCCCCTTTAGACTTCGCGGATTGAGCGATAAGTCTATCCTTCTCCTTCTGGACATTATCAGCTACATCATAGAGGATAGATTGCTTTCTCTTTAAGTCCTGAAAATATCCAGCAGGCTTTCCCGCTTGCTGATCTGCCGTTGAGTAGAGCATTCCATTCAACGACTCATTAGCAGCTTGATCTGCCGCGAGTTCAGCATCCAGCTTGATCTTCGCCGCTGCGCTCGACGGAGCTGCGTTGCGATATCCTCTGATTTTCTTCGCCAGCATTGAGCGCTGTTCGTCGAGAGTGCCTATTGTCCACCCTTCCTTCTCAAATTCCGCCGCCCTCTTACGAAGCGAATTAGCCGTAGCCCTTCCTTCAGCAGTCAATTCCATTGCGGGGGTGATTTTGGCTCGAATCGCATTTCCTACTGCGTTAGCCGCAACAGGTTGATTAGCGATTGGAAATAGCGCTTTCCCATACTCATCCTGCAAGCGGCCATTCGTGTCATTAACCACTTTCTCAAATTCTCCAATAGTCTTAGGCGACTGGCCCCCACTTGCGGCGACCGTTTTATCGAAGTCGGGAATCAAATTAGCTACTGCGCTCTCTCCCGCCTCAATACCCGCCCCCGAACTCAATCTAGCTGCCCTTGAAGCAGGCCGGAGCCATGAGGCGACCTTGGCGATCCCCAATCCTCCGAGTTGATAAGCTCCCTGCTCTAGTCCCGAGAGAGTAATATCCTTCGCCGCCTTCGATGAAGGCTGGTTGCCGTATTTCTCAGGCTCCAGAAGCCGCTGCATTGACCTTCCTGCCGATCCCCCGAGCGCAGCCATCCCAACTCCGGCAGCAGGGCCAGCAGCCTCACCTACCGCCCCGAACGCAGTTCCCATCGTCATTGGGAGATTCTCGGTCTGGTATCCACTCAGCGCATCTCCAATGGCCTTCCGTCCCTCCCACGCTCCCTTTAGAGCGCCCATTAAGGTTGGGTGGTCAGTAGGCAATGAAGATTGAGCCTGTTGAGGGGGGAATTTAGCTCGCAGCACATTCTTAATGGAATCATCATCCATCGAGTCGGGAAACTCGCCAATGGTGCCGTCAGGAAGTTTAATCTGCTTGGGCATTACTCAAAGTTTCCAGTCTGAGGATTGTATTTCCTGATCGTTCCCGCCTTAGCAGGAGCTTTAGGAGCGCTAGTTGAAGTCGGAATCCCCTTCGCCTGCCTCGCCCCTTCGCGCCACCAATCGAGATACTTCTTGCTGATCTCAGGATATCCCGACATTGCCGCTGATGCAGTGTTTAGGGTAGCCGAGAGTTGATCCCTGAAGTTCTTCGAACTCGCTACGTTATAGATTGGAGCCGCCCTTACGAGGGTCTGGATTGAACTCTGTGCCGCTGAGCCCTTTGTGGCCGAGCGAAGGGCGGATAAGTCCTCTTGGAATCCCTGAAGTCTAGCCAATAGCTCCATCCCCTCATCTCCCCCAAGACGAGCGACTTCATTTCTTGCGTCCACATTGGCGTTCCTAATGCGTTCCTGAGACCATCCAGTGACTCCGATGGCCGTTCCGAGGGTCTGCATAAAGCTCGGATTAGGCTCGGTGCCGGGAATTGCGAGCGAATTCAACGTGAGCGCCTTATTGAGCGCAGTCGCTAACTCGGGATTGTCGTACATATGGGCATATTCCCATATCGGCTTGTCCCCATTCTGCCCGAACACCTGAGCCGCTACAGTATCCATCGCCGCCACAACGGGCTTTGTCGTCTTGCCTTGAGATTGGAATGTCCCTGATGCGAATGGCGAGGGCTGAGGGGGCATCTGCCCCCTTTGAACAGGAGTGAATGATTGAGCAGGGACAGTAGGAGTAGGAGAAGCCTTCTGAATCGCTTTCGCAGGAGCCCTCCCTCCGCTCGCGGGGAGCGCCGCAGGAGCTACTGAAGGAGCCACTGAAGGCGCACTCTTCGCAGAAGGAGAAGTCATCCCCACCGTCGCCGGAGTGCTCGTACCTGTCATCTTGAGCTTCTCGCCCGGATTCATCCCAGGGACTTCGTGAGTGCTAACGGTGCCTACCTTTGCTTGCCCCAAAGGAGTCGCCGTTACGGGAGAAATCTCTCCAATCTCAGGCACTTGGTAGACTTCATTTCCAATAGTGGCCTGTCTCGTTTTCTGATCCACTAGGAGATGATAAGTATTCGACCCCTGACGGATCGTTTCTAATTTGGTCGAAGGAGGGGCACTCTGGAGCATCTCCTTCGTAATATCGTGCCCCTGCATATCCTTGTAGGAAGTGCCGGGAATTAAGTCCATCACCTTGATCGCATTCGCAGGATCAGTCGAGCCGAGAACATAAGTCCTCCCCGTAGTTCCCTGCTCGATAGCATGATAACCGGGAGGGATATTGTCTATATCCGTAATGTTCATCCATTGAACATCCCCAGTGGAGTCATTCTTCATCTGCTTCCATACAGGAGTTGGAGGCTTTACTGGCAATCCTGCTTCATGCAGGGCGAGATTCTTCAGGACATGCTTTTCATCCTCAGGATCTAACTTGAGGGCCTTAATGCGCTGAACATTTGCCGCATGAAGCGCGGTCGCTTGGACTTGGGATCGGGCAAATTTCTGCTGCGCTTCCGAAGGAGTTAGGGCGATTGCTTCAGCCGCTCCTGAGGGCATCCCCCCCGAGGGCGCAATAGGATGAGCCATCACCCCTAGCCGCTTTGCCACTCTCGGCAGAAGTCCCGCCTTCCCTTGATTGGCCGCGATTTGAGCATTCGTCGCCGCTAAGGGAGCCGTGGAGGGCATTTGAGGCGAGTTGGCTGACACTGGAGCGCTAGGAGCTGCATCAGGAGTCGCATCAGGAGTCGCAATAGGCGCTGTTCCCCCCGAAGGCATGGAAGGGGCATTAGAGGAAATCGGCCCGCTCGGGGCCGATACCGGAGCATTCGACGTTGCTGCTGGCGGTGGAGGGAGCGCCGATAGATTCGACTTCTGCAATTGCTGCGAGAGCGAGTTAATCTGTCCCGAAGCATAGTCGAGATCGGGATGCTCCGCAGTCGAGAATGGATGGACACTAGGGGGCGCGGAAGCGGTAGGAGATGGAGAAGGCGCTCCACTCGCCGCAGCAGGGGATGATGGGAGAACTCCATCGGGAGGCGCAGTGATAGCGTTCTGAGCGTCCTTTTGCTTTCCCGTTATCAAGCCATGAATCGCGTCGATAAAGTTGGCATGATGCTCCGGAGCGTAAACTTTCTGCTGTTGTTCAACGGCCCATTTCTTCCGCGCAAATGCTTTCTCGAAATCGGGATTATTGACCGATTGCCCATTTTCATCGGTAATCTTCTCAGGAGGAAGCTCTTGATTGGCAACACTCTCCAACTGACTAGCGAGAAATTTCCGCTGAAGCCCATGAAGCGCCGTAGCTTCCTGCTGCTTGCGCTGCATCCGCTCCGCTGATTGCTGTTCGAGGAATTGAGCCGGACTCGCCATATTTATATCCCAATCGCTTTCATTCCCGCGTTCACTCCACTCGTAACAGCTCCTCCGAGAATGGAGTTCATCAAATCCTGATATTGCTGCTCCGTTGTCTGCGTCTGAGAGTTGATATCACTCGCGGCCATCCCAAGGTTAGAGGTGCCTAGCCCTGCTGCCCCCTGAGCCGCATGAGTCTGAAGTCCTCCCACCTCCTTCAGAATATCTCCCCTTCCCGCTGCCTCCGCGCCCGCAGTAGCTGCTGTGTTGCCGCCTGAGCGGGTTCCAAACTGAGCATTCTTATTGGCCGCTTGCTGAATCTGAGTCTGTTGGGCTGAGATTTCAGGCGCGAGGGATTGAGCAATCCGGGTAGGGTCGCCCGAGAGGATATCAGTATAGAACTTCGACGCAGCCGTAGTGTCGCGCTCACCGACTCCGGTGGAGTATCCCGCCAAGGAGCCTAACTGGTTAATTTGTTTCGAAAGGTCAGGTCCCCCGAAGAGGTCGAAGAATCCCATCTCATGCGCTCCTTAACATTAGCATTCTACCTTTAAGTGCCTAACTTTTCGAGCAGTTTCGCTAACGATCCTCTGAAAATGAGAGCTGCCCATACATCGTCCCACTTCCGGTCTGAGTCTGCCCACACAACGAGTAGACATCCTGAGTCGTTCCTGCGATATCAAGACTGAAGGGGATCGACAACAAATTAAGCCCCGTTAGTATTCCAATCCCTCCCCCTAAGTTTTGAGGCTGAATATACCCACTAGCCACAACCACTCCCCCCGAGATAGCCGTTGCAGAGGTATCGGCCTGCATTCCTGAGTAGGTAGTATTCACATCAGCAAACGATGCTCCCGTGAGGGTGCCATTGTAGACTAATGCCCATCTCGCAGCATTATTGGAAGCATTAAGGATGGTTCCCGAGAGTAAGTTGTAAACAACTCTATTCGTAATGCTATTTATAGTCAGCCTCGGACGAATAGACAGCATTGGCTTTAGCGTTGTAGTGGCCGAGAGCCCAGTTATTCCCTGATCTGCACTAAAGATGAGGATATTGGGAGAATCTTCTCCCCCTTCCGAGATAATCGACCCGCAAATGGCGAGCATTGTTGATGTTCCAGCGGGAGCAGAAGATGGATCATTCGCAATCTGCCATCTTATCGGCAGCACGGCTGAGTTAGCGTAAGGAGTCGAGATTGTGTTCGCGTTCTGGAATTGATGGCAATAATACAAGAGTCCATTTACTACGAAGCCAAATCTAACTCTCCCCACCCCGAGCCATTGAAGATCAATCGCAAATATCTGAGTTTTGGTGAAATCTAAAGTGATCCCACTTACCCCAGTCCCATCCATCTTGTCGATATTCCACGATGATTGTAGAGCGAAAGTATCGACTGGAGAGCCTGATATGGATGATCTCTGCACCACCGCAGGCAATCCAGTCGCCCCACCTGCGTTCGGCCCCGATGTGAAGCCATTCATCGAGAAAAACATCCCATCGTTCGCATCGAAGTAGCCAATCTGCTTGCGAACGAATTGAGTGTATGCCCCAAGCGCCCCCGTCATATTGATGAGCTGAGACTTTCCAGGCTCATATCGATAATATCCATGAGATTGGACTATCGTCCCCGCGTTCGCTCCAGTTCCCCCCGTCGATAGCGTTAAGGAGGATTGATTGGATGTCTTAGTCGCGGTGCCAGTGCCGGTGTTGGATATCTGAACTGTTAAAGGATTCTGATCGTAAATAAAGTTAGTAGTGAATAGGAGGGTAGGAGTGCTAACTCTCCCCCTGCCGAAAGCATCCGCCGCTCCAGGGCCGAAATTAACTAGAGCATTCTTGGTCGAGTCAAGATTCATCGGCCCGGAGTCGATCACCGCATGAAGATTAGTTCCCGTTGATTGCTGAACCGTTACAGGATTCGTAACTGAAGTTAAGGTGCCTGAGTCGAGAACTGAGTGAAGATTAGCCCCCGTCCCCTGCACCACAGTTACATTACCCGTAACGGCTGTAGTTGAGCCCGAATCGGTTACGGTATGCAGATTTGTTCCGGTAGTCTGAACCGCCGTTACATTCCCCGTTACAGCAGTCGTTGAGCCTGTTTGGGCAACTACCTTTTGATTTCCCTTATTATCCAACTCAACCGGGGAGATATCCCCATCGCTCAGCGTAGGAGGAGTGGTTTGGAATATGCCTTGATTAAAGGGGCTAAATGCCATCTATACCATCTCCCACGCAAAGCCGCCATCAGCAATAAAGGTTAGGGATGCGTTATGAAGGACAATACTAACTGAAGCTAGACCATCAATGAAGTTAGCCGTTGGCGTAGACTGAGCCAACACTACTAATGGCGTGAGATCGTTCGAAATCTTCTTCACAATAATCGGAATGGCTCCATTCGAACTTGATAGAGGGAGCGTGACGGTGAACGCTCCAGAGGTCATATCACATAACACAATATCCCACCCACTCACATTCACATTCCCTCCCACCGCAATAGTTGAATCCACTAAGAGGATTGAATAAGGAGTCGCAAAAGTCGATGATCCCGATGATGCTGCGGGAATAGTTGTGATCGTGGTGACGGTTGATTGGAGTGAGCCAATCTTAGCGGTGAGGGCTGCGATTGCTTGTTGAATATCCTGAATAGCGTTGAACGAGAATATATGCGCCTGCTGAACATTTTCAGGTTGCCCTTGCAGCGCGAACGGGAAGCGAAAAGTGGGGGCATTAACCGCCATTATTTCTCAGCCCCCTCTCCTCCTCCACCGACAAAAGGAGCCATCGTCTGATACTCCCCCTCCGCATATCCCCACGCCTTAGCCTCAATAGCGAATCCCGTCAGGAATACCTTAAATGTCGGATCAGTCGAGCTAAACACAAACTGAAGCCATTTCCACTTATTCGGACTCAACTTAGTAGTGAGCTTCGTCGGATTCCCACTTGTAGATGGAAGAGTGAACGCAGAAGGGCCATAGCTTCCATTACCGGAATCTGCCGCTACTCCGGTTACGCTAACCGTCGCGTTCGATTGATATTCAACCGTCATCTCGAATGCCTGCATCCACCCACTCCCACCGATGGCCGGAGTTACTACGGTAGCAGTCGCACTCTCGATCCCACTTCCGCTGGAGATCATCTGCCTCAGCGTGCCATCCGAGCATCCAACCAAGGTGCCTTGAATGGATTCCCCTTCATTATCCGCATGACAAGTTGCCGTGGGAGTATAGGTGTCGAGAATCCAAGCCATCTTCTCAATATCAAACACTAAGGTTCGAGCGACATTAGTCGAGTCTCGATAATCGTAATAGAGATATCCCCCGATTATGCTGAACTGTTGCCCATTCGGATTCGAATCATCCGGCGGATAGACCGTGATTCCATTCCTCACGATAGGAACAGGAGTTGATCCTTCATGCGCGAAGAGGGGATATAAAGAGTCATCAGTAATCGACTTGGAACCCATCCCACCCGGAGAGAAATGGATTCCGTCCTTAACTCGAAAGAATATCGCCCCTCCGCCCTCGACTGCTAGACATCTAGGAATGAATAATCCCCTATTGATGCTCGTAGCTTGAAGCGACCAAGTTGATCCACTGGTGCCAGTCACCGTTGAGAGCGCGTTGAAGAAATTGGGCATAATCACCCAAGCTCTCTCAATAGAGAATAAAACTCCCCTTCCTCCACTCATCGCGCCATTGACCAAAATCTCGTCTGGATCGGTAACATCAAGCTGATTAGTGTCGGGCCATGAATCTAAATTGCTCCCCTTGCACCAATAAAGAGTTCCTGGGCGCAATGGATCGCCCACACCGAAAGTGAAGTTGATATTATCCGTCGGCCCAAATAGGTATGCTAAGGGTTGAGCAGCAATGATCGGCTCCGCGATATTGTAGACAAGATTAGTCCCATCTGGCACCTCGGGGATAGTCATCGATGTAGTCGATGTCGGCCTAGCGATTAGAGTGTACGCGAGTTGAGTCGGAGCACCAATCAGAATAACTGTCCCCGCCAACCATCGCACATTAAATGTATCCCCACTCACCCACGATATAACTCCCCCTGACACATTCACCACTCCCCTCCGAGGGAGATCAATTGAGGGAACAGGTTCGAAGTCATCCAACTGCATCAACTGATTCGCCGCCGCATCGAGGTCAGTTAGCGCGTCGACGATGGCCGTAGGGGGATTCGTATTCGGTCCCGTTGCGACATAGGTAAAGTTAGCGAGTCCTTGATCCTGCCTATAATAATCAACCTTATCGACTTGAGGATCATTAGAATAAACAGGAGTTACAGTGTTCACCAGCACTGGAGTAGTTTGAGGATCTGACACAGGAGAAGGATTACTCTGCGCTCCCGTTAGGGATGAACGATACTTATAAGCATAACTTACGTTAGTCCGAACGCTCTGCGGGAGAGGGGGGATTACGACTGCTGCCGCACCGGGCGTGGGCGAAGCGGTCAGGATACACTTCCTCCCAGTGTGATACCAATAATCCCAATCAATCTCAACCTGATAAGCGCCCATCGCCGCGAAGGTGACTGCGGTAGTAGTGGTGCCTGAGTATCCCCCTCCATCATTCGGTTGAGTCAAAGGGACAAGAGGAAGTTGACTCACGACTGTCTCAGTCTGCCCCTTATCCCCTATCGTCGTTCCCTTTCCCGTCCAAGTCGCCGCCCCTCCAATGCCCAACATACATCGATCTTTATTGCTCAACACGATATTGTATGTGCCCGGAGCGGGAATCCACAGCGCCCCTACGATGCACGCGTTGAAGTTCTGATATCCATCCGCAGGAACGAAGGCAGGAGTGAAGAGGGGGATTGATCCTACCGTTGAGCCGGTGGAGTCTAAAGTGGCCCAATCCACCGGCACAGTGCCATTCTCCGGCGTCGAGTCGAAGTGCCATGAATTGTTCGTGCCCGTCGCAGGGGCTCCGGTGATGGTACGCGGAGTGCCCGAGCCCGAGTCATTCGAGTTCTTCCAAATATATTGCCCCACCGGGCCGCTATGGGGAGAGTCTCCCCACACATAAGCTGTGATATCCCCAAGGGTGGCGACATGAGTTGAGATAGCAGAAGTGGTGATTGTCCAGCTTACCGAGAAGGAGCCAGAGTTGGTCGAGAACGTATTATCGGCTGAGTCTACTCCAATCTGAAGCTGAGTAGCTCCCGTTGGCACAATTAGACTCGCACTCGCACCGATATTCACCGTCCCTGATGGCGATGTCAGCACGACTCCCGATCCATTGGTAAACGCCCCCACGACAATCTTCGGCGTTGCGATGAAATTGCCGGGATAGGTCGAGCTAGTAGGGCCGCTATCCCCCGGCGCATGAGTCGCCCCATTCACCGTCGCCGTTCCCGTCACCGTTAAGGCAATCACCGCTCCAGCTACTGGAGTGGCGATAATCACTGGAGACGTTCCATCCCCTCCCGATGAATGACCATAATTGAATGTAGGATTAGCTCCCCCTACATTTGTCCAAGGGAAGGTGGTGGCGGGGAGGGATGCCGTTCCCGTGGTCGATGATGTCGATGTCCCAATGGTAGGCGCGAGCTGAGGCTCCTTGATGCCCATTTTATAGCTCAAGCCATCCGACCTAACCTTCGTCATGCCTGCACAGGCAAAGGTCGTAGAGGAGTTATCAATAGCGAACTTAGTGGTTAATGTGACCGCTCCCTGCGCTGCGCTATCTCCCACATATGCCCAAGGTTGGACTGAGGCATCCGGCCTGAAGGGGATGATCGATAAAGGATGCCCACTGAGCCCCGCTGCGACTAAGGTTGAGTTGTTATAAAGCTTCCCATCCGTCGATCCCACGACAAATGTGTACCCTCCAACCGGCCCCGCTGGAGTGGTGTCGTTCAACCTAGCGAGAGAATTGATCGCAGCCGATACCGTGAGGATGGTTGCACTCAACAGCTTCCGAAGGGAGAATCCTCCGAACAAATAAGCTCTCACGTTCACTGCGAGCGCGACTTTGCCTGCCGAAAGTCTATTTATCGGACTGGTTAGATCAAGTCCCCCGAAGCTCGGCCCAACTCCCATCCTTCATCCCCTATTGAGCGGTTTCGTAGAGAATATCCACTTTCTCGCCTGAAGTTCCAAGGATATACCACGAACTCAGAAGGGAGCCTCTGATAGTCTCGAAGTTGAGCACTAACGGTGTTCCGGGGGAGCCCGTAGCGAGGCCAATTCCCGTAGTCGAGGTTACCGAGGAGTCTCCAATCCTAATCGTATGCCCTGAGGCATTCCCAATTACAAGAAGGCTGACATAGATTTGCTCCGAAGATGTCGAGTTTAGGTTGGGGGAGATCGCCGTGGCTCCACTCCCAAGCGTAAGCTGAAGAATTCTCATTAAGATTGCTCCTTTAACGCATACCGAGGATCTACCTCGGACTGTCTACTCACAGGCGGTCGGAGGGTGGTTGCGAATATCCCACTCTCCCTCACCCTTCGATTCGAGTCCATCGCGGCTTGGATGAAGTTTTGATGCAGCGGAATCGAATGAAGGAACTCTTGCCCTCCATGCCTGAATTGGGCCAAGTGTTCCGCTTCATCCAATATCGCATTGATATTCTCTCGCGGAAGCTGAACATAATCTCCATCCGCTACCGGGACTGGCGCACTACCCACCAGAGATAAGCTAACACTAACATTCCCACTAGGTTTGGGGGAGACAGCAAAGAGATCAATTCCCCCTCTAACAATTCCCATTTGAGCATCAGATCGAGATTCCCACCCCAAATCATACTGATCCATCTCCTCCACCGCAGGGGAGTCACAGGGGACATTATCAATCCTCGCCTGCATCAACCAAGGAAGCTCCATCATCAACCTTATTCCTTCTTGGAACCTTTGTTCGGCATAACTCGCCCTCATTCTATCGTTCGATTCAGCTTCCTTGCTAAGGAGGTCGCTAATCATCCCCCACTTCATCACCCATGCCCAATCATCGGGGATAAGGAGTGGGGAAGGGGAGCTTACGGTGCTGCCGCCCAAGATGGCTAGAATATCGAGCGAATTCGGTTGATTCGCTAAAGTGTCGAACGTGATTGCCTGGGGAGGGGAGCCTAAAATTCCCCACGCCATCGGATCTCCGCTCTCCTGAGGAAAGTCGGGCGAGAAATA